AGTAGAGCAGAAAATCCTTATGGCACTCTGTAGTGATACAGACTTCTGTAAGCGTCTCTGTGACTGGGCTGACATCATCCGTAAGACTTTCTATGATGGTGGCATTGAAGAGATTATCAGCACCCGCCGCCTGGTTCACATTGTTCGTGCATATAGCATCTTCAATGATAAGGCAAAGGCAATTCAGGTTTGTGTGAATCGTTTTGATGATGAAACCAAGCAAGCATTCCTTGAACTATATGATAAAGTTGATGCAGACTTCCAGATGCCAATTGACGCGGAGGTTCAATCCTGATATAATATGACTAACTCATGGTCCTTTCTATTTGACGAATTAAATATGCCTAATCAAAATTATTGGGAAGATGATGGATTCAGTATTGTGGGTAATCCCGGCACTGCATCTCCAGACACTATTGTTTTTAATAGTTCTCATCTTCCAGATGGTATCGGTGAGGATCACATCAGTTTCGTAGATCCATCGATTACCTATACTGCAGATGTTCCTGATCCTAAGATTGAACCCTCAACTAATACTAGACAAAAATATAGCGAAGATGTAATCATTAAAGAGTTGCAAGAGTACATCGGTAGAACATATCAACAGCATTATTCTGCTGGTGATGATAAGATTCAAACTCTTGATCTTATCGAAGCTTGTGGTGATGGTGAGGCATTCTGTCGCAGCAACATCCTCAAGTATGCGTCACGATATGATAAGAAGGGCACTGCCCGTCGTGACATTATGAAGATTCTGCATTATGCTGTGCTCCTAATGCATTTTAACGACAAGAATGCACAACGTGAAACTTACCCTCAGTGATGAAAACTCGACCCCCTATGAAACTCTCTGACAAGACCATCTCTGTTTTGAAGAACTTTTCTTCAATCAATCAGTCTATTTTATTTAAAGAGGGTAATAAACTTCGCACTATTAGTGTGATGAAAAACATCCTCGCAGAAGCAACCGTATCTGAAGACTTCTCTAAAGACTTTGGGATCTATGATCTCAACCAGTTTCTTAATGGTATGAGTCTGCACCAGAGTCCTGAACTCGACTTTGCTAATGATGGTTATGTTGTTATTCGCGAAGGTAAAATGCGCTCCAAGTATTTTTTCGCAGATCCAAATGTAATCGTCACCCCTCCAGAAAAAGACATTTCTCTTCCTAGTGAAGATGTTTGTTTTGAACTAAGCACGGAGCAACTGGACAAACTACTTAAAGCAGCTGCGGTTTATCAACTTCCTGACATTTCTGCTGTCGGTGAAGCAGGTGTAGTTAAACTTGTAGTTCGTGATAAGAAGAATAACACTTCTAATGACTTTTCTGTTGTAGTTGGTGAGACTGACATGCAGTTCTCATTTAACTTTAAAGTTGAGAATATTAAAATTCTTCCTGGAACTTATGGAGTAGTTGTATCTCAAAAACTTCTGTCCCGGTTTACAAGTAAAAATCATGACCTGACGTACTATATTGCTCTAGAACCTGATTCTACTTTTGAATGAATATCTTTGTAACGGATCCTAGTCCATGGCAATCTGCTATGGTTCTACCTGACAAACATATTGTCAAGATGCCTCTAGAAACTTGCCAGATGCTTGCTATTGTATGCTCTGACAAATGGGGTCATGGGTTCGGTACTCTTCCCAGAGCAGATGGTACTCCTTATGCAACTGAGAAGGGTGCTTTTCGCAATCATCCATGCACCAAGTGGGCGAATGAGTTTGTGACTAATTGGCAGTGGCTTCTTGCTCATGGACTTGCTATGTGTGATGAGTACACTGCTCGATATGGTAAGGTTCACACCTGCCAGAAGACCCTTCTATCAGCAAAGGAGATACTTCCTACCGCAGACCCACAAGGTCGCAGTGGAAAGGATACAACACCCTTTGTCTTTGCAGGACCTGATGAGTTCAAGTATGATACAAGCATTGATATCTTCACTGCTTATAAGATGTATATTTCATCTAAACCATGGGTAAAAGATAATTATCTTCGCATCCCTGATCGCAAACCTGACTGGGTATAAATTATGAATCCTATTGATGTAGAACGTATTGCAAATGCACTTGAAAGGATTGCAACAGTTCTAGAAACTGGAGTACACATTAACATTGATCACGGTCATATTGAGCATATTGATCATGCCACTATAGACAATGGTGACATTAATACCCATCCTAAAACTTTTTAATGAAACATATTCTGTTTACTTTGAAAGGTTGTCCTTTTGACTTACTTGATAATAAAGAGTTCATACGAATGGTTTTGTTTAGAGCATCAAAAGAATGTAAATCAACATTGCTTGATTTAACAGTACATAAGTTTGAACCGCAAGGTGTGACTGGAATCGCTATGCTTGCTGAAAGTCATCTCAGTATTCATACTTGGCCAGAGAACGGTATGGCAGTTTGTGATGTCTTTACTTGTGGGGATACTGCTATACCTGAAAAAGGTGTAGAATATATGAAAGAACAATTGAAGGCAACTGATATTGTGTCAAATGAATTTGTTCGTCCTTTGAAATGAAAACTACTTTAACAGTTGATGATGATGGGATTCTAACCTTCCCCGATGAACTAATGAAAGAAACTGGTTGGATGGAAGGGGATGTGCTAGAATGGATCCCTAATGATGATGGTTCGTTTACTTTGGTGAAAAAAGAACATGCGTGATGAATTTCTCTGGGTTGAAAAGTATCGACCCAAAACTATTGATGAATGTATTTTACCACCAAATATTAAGAAGACTTTTCAAGACTTCCTAGATAAGGGTGAGATACCAAATATGCTCCTTGCAGGTCCTGCGGGATGTGGAAAAACTACGGTAGCAAAAGCACTATGTAATGAACTAGGAGTAGACTTTTATGTCATTAACGGATCCGATGAAGGGAGATTCCTTGATACCGTCAGAAATACTGCGAAGAATTTCGCTTCGACCGTCTCGCTTTCTTCAACTGCAAAACACAAAGTCATCATCATTGATGAGGCAGATAACACAACGAACGACGTACAACTCCTCTTACGGGCGTTTATTGAGGAGTTTAGTGGCAACTGCAGATTCATCTTTACCTGCAACTTCAAAAACAAAATTCTCGAACCACTTCATTCCCGCACAACGGTTATCGAATTTGGAATCGGAGGTAAAACTAAACCTGCCATCGCAGCCTCATTCTTCAAACGTGTCCAAGAAATCCTGGATGCAGAAGGTGTTAAATATGATAACAAGGTCCTGGTAGAACTTATTAACAAACACTTCCCAGATTGGAGACGTGTTCTTAATGAGTGTCAGAGGTATTCTTCTTCTGGTACTATTGATCCTGGTATTCTTGCAACATTTAGTGATGTAAAAGTCAATGATTTGGTTAAGAAACTTAAGGAAAAAGATTTTCCCGAAGTACGTAAATGGGTTGTCAATAACCTGGACAATGATACTGCTGTCCTATTGCGTCGTATTTACGATGCTTGTTATGATTCCTTGGTTCCGAATAGTATTCCTGCTGCTGTGCTTGTTTTGGCTAAGTATCAGTATCAAATGGCATTTGTTGCGGATCAGGAAATAAACATGCTTGCGTGTTTGACTGAGATTATGGTTGAGTGTGAGTTCAAATGATGAAAGGAAATTACAAACTTGATAAAGAAGAGAATGTCTGGTCTCTTGAATCGGAGTTTCAGTGCATGATTGATAAACCTCACGTAGTTGAGGAATATATGAAAAAAGTTGAAAAATCTGGTCAAACTCTTGACAGATATCAACAAGAGTTTGAATGTGGTATTGATAGAGAATGGCAATTATATAATCATTATGATTATTTTGACTTTATTGGTGGAGTGTGAATTCAAATGAAACATCGTGATAATTATTACGTCAAGTTTGATGATGATGAACTGCGACAGATCTTGAAAGAGATTAGTAACGAAGAAGTGAAGGTAAGAATACGGAGTGCATTGGGAGAAACAATTGATCCCATAGATAAATTTCACGCAACTATTGCATATTATAATGATGAAGTTTAAAGCATTAGTATTTGTCCGATTACGATCACAGGTTGATGACTCTCCTGGTAATGCTGTGAGAGATGCCTGCAAGAGATTGTCTGAGTTAGATATCAAGAAACTCAGACTTGGTAAGGTGATTGATGTTTGGTTGGAAGCAGAGACCAGAGAGTATGCTGAGAAAGAACTAGAAATGCTTTCCGATAGATTCCTTGCCAACACAGTTATGGAAGATTGGGATTATGAATTGACTGAGATTGAAAGTTTCCCCAAAGGTATTGACAATGGATGATTTTAAAAAGTTCAATATTGAATGGCAATTGGATAATGTTGTAAAATTGCTAAATGCTAAAATAGAACGTTGCCGTGTATACAACAGTGACAACCGAGATGAAGTATATAATCAAATTACTATTACATATAAAGTGGAGGATGATTGAATGCCACATGAATTCGATCCATGCGAAGCACCTGTAGAAGGTGAAGTTGATAAGTGGGGGTTTACAATTAAACCTACCATATGCGATAATGAAGTTATCATTCGGTGCTTAAAAAATGCTCCTTGTGGTATTGATAGAAAACAAGCTGAAAGACTTATTAAACATTATGAGAGTAACTGATGATTGATGTAAAACTGATTCGTATCGTAACTGGTGAAGAAATCATTGCAGAGGTTGTCTCTGAAAATGAAAATACTATTACTGTAAAAAATGGTTTAGTTGTTTTGCCAAATTCAAATGGTGTAGGATTTGCTCAGTGGGCAACTGTAATTGACACTGATAATCCAGATGTTATAATGAAGCAGCAGCATATTGTTTATGTTGTTGCTGTTCAAGAAGATGTTGCCAAAAAGTACAATGAAATGTTTGGTAGTAAACTTGTCACTCCCTCTAGTAAAAAGTTAATTGTTTGATTATGAAAACCAAGATTAAAGCACAAGTAAAATCTAGATTCTATTATTTGTTTTGGGGAACTGCTACAGCTTCTGTATTGTTAGGGCAATTGTATGTCGGAACAGGATATCGTCTTTATGCTCAAACTTTAAATAGGATCTTTGATACTATTACATTTTCAGTTGAGT